GATTGTAGTCTACCTAATACTGGACCAAGTAATCTCATCTTCTCTTCGTTTCTTTGTATTACTTCTGTTGCTGTCATCTGTGGACCATTCTGCATCATTAATTGATTTACATAAAAAGCATTTCTAATTGAGTTTCTTCTTTGCTCTTCCATGTTTAAACCTAGTGGAGTGTTTGCTCCAATGTTTAATGGTTCAATTCTATCTCTAGTTCCTGCTCTGTAAAAATTTAAACCCCCTGGAATTGTTCTTACAGGTAACATAAATCCATCATCTGGAACAAGTAAAGGTGGATCAACTTGTTTCTGTGCAGACTTGATTGTAGTCTTTGACATTTCATTTAACATCTTAACATCTGGTAAAGCTGTCATTGCTGGAGATCTACCATAGATTTCGTGTGATGCTTTTAAGTATCTTGGTACTACAAATGGAAACTCTTTAAATCCAGATACAGATAATTCATCACCAGACTCTGCATCTAAATAAATAGATTCAAATGGCATATTAATTTTATCTTGTTTCTTTGGATTAAAATCAGATCTTGGATAAACCGCATGAAGTATTTCTACTTCTTCGTATGGATCTTTCTTTGCTTTAGTTGCAATGTTAATTGATATGTCGCCAAACTTTTGTATTGCTGCTCTTGCAGATATATGAAACTTTCTAAATACTGTATCAATTCTTCCTTTATCATTTTCAGCAATAAAGATTTCGTTAATGTGTCTTGTAGAAAATTTTAAAACATCTTCATCATCTTCTTCGATAAACATTGCTGCTGTACCAAATGTAATTAGATCATGATACAGTTCAAATATTTCTTGTTGGAAGTTTGATTTATTAAATGCTGCATACATTGTTTCTGTTGCAGACTCTAACCATTCTTTTGCTTCATCCTCATTCTCCATATCATCTTCTTTAAATCTTAAAGAGAACCATGGTGTAGATGGATTAGTTAACATACCATGTAGTGATGCTGCTAATAGTTCTACTGATTGTAATGGTGAACCATCAAAAATAAGTTCTGTTCTTTTATCACCTTTAGATCTTGTTTTAGTTACATCAGCTTTTCTTGGTTGCATATAGTCTGCAACTTCTTGCCAATGACTTTCCCAATTTTGTCTTTGGGATTTTAATCTGTCAAATCGTTTTAATAAATTTTTTGCTTTATCTGTTTGCGCCATTATGCTCCACCTAATAAACTTGGTTTACCTAAAGTCAAATCACCAGATACACCAGTAGGTTTTGTTATAATTGTTGACGATCTACCTTTAGCTTTTATCTTTCTTACATCGTAAGCATCTGTTGCTTGTGATTGTGAAACTTCTGCTATAGTTGGAGTAACAATTGGTTTTGGTGCAGGTGCAGATTTACTTGGTTTAATAACTGATCCCATATTATTTTCCAAATGTTAATGAAGATTTAGTTTCAGATTTAGTTTCAGATTTACATTCTCTGTTTACTGCTACACCATTTTGTAAATCATTCATGTTATTAAATTTAGGTTCTATTTTTTTCTTTGCAGGTTTTATTTTTTTGATAACTGCTTTTACTTTTTCTAACATATTATTCTCCTAATAAAGTTTTAAGTTTAGATTCTTCATCTTCCTGCACACCTAATGGTCCAGTAAGGATTGTAGACTTTCTACCTTTTCTTTTTCTTTCAATCGCATCTTGTTCAGCTTTTATTCTTGCCTTTTCTTCTGCAGATAATTCTGTGCTTGGCGGCTCTGGTGGCGGAGCAACAGGCGGAAGCGGTGGCATTTTTGGTTTAAATATTGATCCCATATTATATAATCCTATAATTATTATCTGCTACACTTTGTGGAGCAGTTTGTCTAGTATTTAATTCTTGTAGTCCAACAGCTAGATACCTCATTGCATCACAAGCATGAGAACTCCAATCATGTACAGGTTTCGATCTGAACATTCTATTTTTGTCAATGTACTTCCTATGGTAATGTCTTAACGCATCTACAAGACTTTTGCAATGGTCTGTATCAATCCAACATCTAGGCAATAACATTGTTACTGCATGAATACCTTCTTCTATTGGTAGCTTCGGTACTACTTTAAACCGCACACCTAATTGATAGGCTATCTCTCTTCTGGTTTTACCATTACCAAACTCTTGCACATCTATATCATGCGGAGCATAATGTTCCTTGTATATGTAAGGTTTTTCATTAAGCATTTGTATGTAGTGTGGTAATCCATGACCTCTTTCTTCATGGTAATCTATAATCTGTATTGCTGTTCCTTTTTGTTGAAAGAATATAATACTACTGTGGTCGGCTACTCCGAGATCCCATGCAGTAGAGACAGGCAAGGAAGGATCATAAGGAACTCTAGCTATCTGGTTCTTATCATCTATCTTTGCAATCTCATCTCCATATATTGCACCTTCAATGTTTGCAATCCAATCACACTCAAACTCTTGCAGGTATTTCTTTTCACCCATAACTTCTTTGGCTTTAACAAGTTCTTCTTCATCAACTATCTTTGTCTGACTTGCTTTTGCTTTGTAGTTAAACCAATCTTCCGCACCATTTGCGTGTTGGTATAGATCATAGAAGTTATTATTCATTCCTGCTGGTGTACCAATGAATACACAATAACCTTTACGATCTGATAGAGCTGGTCTAATTATTTCTGGAAATAGCTTTTCATTTACATTTGCGTACTCATCTATGACGCATCCGTCTAGGTATATACCTCTCAAGCCATCGCAGTTCTCTGAACCTAATAATGTTATCCTAGAACCATTTGGCAGATCTACTCTTAACTCTGTTTCATTAAACTTTGTTGCTGGGATTTTTGCGGTAAATTGTTTTATATAATCCCATGCTATTGCTTTAGCCTGTTTAAAGGTTGGTGCAATGTAGGCAAACCTAGGATTCTTCTCTTTGGTCAGCAATGCTGACTTAATTAAATGATTGATCATACATACTGTCTTGCCAAACCTTCGGTGGCAGACCAGCACACTCCATCTGTATCTTGAGATTTGCTGGTGTAGATAGGCTTGATGTTTTCTTGGTGTGTAAGGTATCTTGATATTCATTAGTGTATCATCTTTGATTTACCATTATGTTCTAGTGGCAGGTAATCTATACCTAGTGTTACCATAACATAATTAACAAATAATTGAGCAGAGTGTTTGTTAGGTATACCAATAAACTTAATAGTTACTGCATTAGTCTTTTCATCAACATAAGCAATACAATCTAGATCTTCTGCGTGTACGTAATCCATATACCATATCTAGCTAATTTAGAATTGTTTTAAAGTAAAAAATAAAATATGGCAAAACATTGAATAAAATGGTGCAGGGTTGTTTGTGGGGGTGTCTGTGTATGGGTGTGGAAATTATCCATGTATATATATATAATAAACCTACCGCACAATCTAGGGTATAGGGGGGGGTCAGGTTCTATAAAATACAGACATTTTTAGTAGTGATAATAAAAGATTAACACTAGTAATTCCTATAACTATTAATTATCGGAAGTATATAGGTCAGTATTGTTGCCGTTTGTTATATCGCATAAAATAAAAATGCGCCTGTTAATATATGAAATAGATCTTTATCTAATATCCCTCAATCTATTTAGAACCATTATAAACTATAATCTATATATGCGTCATTATGTCATCTATTTATTTATAATTAATTTGATAGCTTTTATTAAAACAACAGAAAGGAAAAAATGAAAGCAGAAATGATAGCTAGATTAATGATGATACTGACAGGCTTTATTTTAGCCATGTTAGGTGTAATTGTTTTTATACATGGTGAACACTATCCGATAGGTGTTTTAATTTCGTTTGGTGGTGTTGTGTCAATGTTTGCAGGATTGCCTGATCATGATTAAAAAAATATTAGATATATTAGACTATGTTTTATTTGGTGCGCTTATGTTGTATTTTTTTTGCGGTGGTTTTAAATATACAATAGATTATTTAGCTGCGACAATTTAAACAATAGAAAGCAATAAATAAATAAATTAACTTAATTAAAAAAACAACAAAGAGAGGAAACAATGACACAATATAAATATGATGAAATCAAAGCTCACTTCGATGACTTTGTAAATGATAAAAACAATGAATCTTTTATAAAAGATAATCTTGATGATTTACACCATGAAATATTTAATACTGATTTTTACATCATTGGTAGAAAACAGGCTTCTGATTGGTTAGGCGATCAAGTATTTAATATTATTAATTTTATAAAAGAATATGAAAACGATAATTTTGGATCAGTAAATACTGATTTTAGTGAGCCAGAAGCTGTTGTTAATATGTATGTCTATATAATTGGTGAGGAAATAGTATCAGATTATAGAAATCAATTAGAAGATGAGGGTGTTATTAATTCAATAAGAATAGAGGCATAATGACTAATACAATTTATAAAAAGTGGAAAGATGTATATTTAAACATTATACAGAAAGCAAGTGATCGATTGGGTTTCGATGCTTCGGATCTTAATCCGTGGTTCTATACTATATATGATCATCTTCATCGGTCCAATGCGGATAGCTTGAGAGAGTTTAAAAGAAAATTAAAAGAGGTGCGACACAATGCCAATAGAAATTAAAGTTTTATTATTGTACGGATTAGTTTTTATAATAAGCGAGTTAATAAAGAAAGTGAGGAATAAATGAAAGTATTAATTGCTTGTGAGTATTCCGGGATAGTTAGGGAAGAGTTTAAAAAACTTGGTCATGACGCCTGGTCATGTGATATTTTGGATACAGAAATTCCAGGAAATCATATTAAAGATGATGTTTTAAAACATTTAAATTTAGAAAAATATAAATGGGATTTAATAATTGCTCATCCACCATGTACATATTTATCAAATGCCGGTGCTTGCAGATTATACCCGGAAAAAGGAAAATTAAATATGGAACGATACCATAAAGGATTGGAAGCAAAAAAATTCTTTATGTGCTTTTATAATATGGATTGCAAAATTGCGATTGAAAATCCTGTATCTTCTCGGATATTTGAATTGCCAGAATATTCCCAGGAAATACAACCATACGAATTTGGTCATCCTTACACAAAAAAAACTAGATTGTGGCTTAAAGGATTGCCAAAATTAAGACCTACAAATATCATCGATAAATCAGAAGTAAAAACTTTTATTGAAAGTGGTACGAGTAGATATAAAAACACAAACAAAAACAAAAACAGATATGTTGCAAGAGGTTCAAAGGATAGATCAAAATTTTGGTCTGGAATTGCTCAAGCAATGGCTCAACAATGGGGTAATGAATAATGCCAGATCAAACAATAGATGAAATAAGAATAGTACAAGAAATAAACAAAGCTAAAACATACGAACACAAAAAAAGTGAGAACCAAAAGAGACATGAGTTGTTTATCAATGCTAGATCTAAAATGGATAAGATCGCAAACGCATACAATAAAGCAACTAATGAAGAGTTTAAAAAACTTTATAAAGAAAAATGGTTTAAGCTGGTGAAACAATATGCAAATAAACTTTAAAGAATATTTTAAAGAGGATGATTTATTATCAGGTAATGTATTAAGATTAATAAATGAGACTCAAAAAAATATAAATGACAACAACAATAACAAGAAAGTAAAAGAGGTAAAAAATGTTAAGCAAGTATCAAGCATGGCTACAAACTTCGAAGCCTAATGAATCATTAACTTATCATCAAGGCTATTTAGCTAGAGATAGGTTTTATAACAACACAACAAGAGACATTGCTAATCTATTCATGAGATCAGCAGAGAATAATATTGTTGTATTGTTTCAAAAAAGATTGACGCATGGATCTGTTAATAAAGATCCTGTGTTTCAATATGTGGCAAAAAAAGTGTAACAATAACAAGGAGAAAGGGAAATATGATAACATATAAAGATATAAAAATCGTAGCAATAACTAAAGATGATGATTACTACGATAAGAAAAAAGAAAAAACAATTAAGTATAAACTACCAAAAATAAAAAAGAAAATTGTATATGATGAAGAGTGGTGTCATGATCTTGGAGAACTTTACGAGATCATAAAATTTAATTGTGAAAAACATAATGGTTACAGAACAAATTGTGAAGTAACTTTTAAAATAGAACAAGAATATTAATCTTTATTATCAGGGGGTATATCAGTTATATCCCCTGATACATCAATCATATTATCCGTATTATCTTCCCAACTAATAGTCATTTTAGAATCTATATTTTGTTTGATAGGTTTGTTATCAGAATAAAGATCAGTTAATTTATTAGCAAGAAATGTAATGAACTTTGTTTTTTCCCTGATCCAAAGAATAGCATTTGGATCTTCAATTTCTTGGTACTTAAATACTTGCAGCAACTTATCAATTAAAGTTTGAACTCCGTACTTTCTAGCTTCTGTTATTCTTATCTCTAGTTCTGGATTTTTTTTTAAGTACGCATAAAACTTCATCAAGCTGAACGGATAGGCTTTTTGATCTTCCAGAATTTCGGTAAGGGTTTTTCCATTTGCTAGTGCATCGCATATTATATCTGCTTGGTTGGTTGTTATCAATTCTTGGTTTGATTTTTTCGTAGTAATATTCTTTGAGTTGTTCGTTGTCATAATTTTTAAATTGTATTAACTTTGATAGTTGCTTGATCCTAGTTTCATGTGTGTAGTTTTCTTTTTTAAATCCCTTAACATTTTGATAGCCGTGATATTTACACTTGTATGTGTTATTTGCAAGTAGATAACCTTTCATTTTACAGGGGATTTTTAATCCTAATCTTAACCCAGCTCTAGTATAACCTTGACAGAATACTTTTCTCATGGGTCTACCTGGCATTACTTATTCTCCCATGGCTTGATCCCATTCCTTTTATTGTATTCAACTTTCTCTCTGTACCTTGGATTAGATTGTTTTTTTATTCTGGACAATGCCGATAGAATCTTATCACTATTCACATAGGTTGCTTTACTTTCCTGTTCCTTATCCTGTTTTCTTTGTAGTGCTTGTTTACAATAATAAACATTAATAGTTTCTGCTTTAAGTTCTTCAGTAGGTAGCTTTGATAACTCATCTAATATCTTCTCGGTATCCCCTGCAAAACTTCTAATTATTTTACCTATATTATTAATGTATATTGTTTCTTCTAATGTAGCCGTAAAACGGCTATCTTGTGTAGGTTTAACGGCTATCTGGGAGTTTGAGATAGTCGTATTATGGCTATCATAAGTCTTTTCAGCTCTCAAAAATGTCTCATTAACAAGATAAGTTTTACCAGATCTACCCCTCACAGACTTAACAATATTTAATTTATTTAAAGTTTCCAAACAGGATTTGATAGTGGTCCTGCAAAGACCTGTATCTTTATGGATTGTCTCATGCCTTAATTGTGCCTTATATCCATTCTTTTTCCAAGCATATTTCATTACAGATAAGAATACATTTAAACAATGAGACTTCCTCTCTCCATCTATTAAGTCTAAATGGTGGTATAGTTTATAGGTTATGTGTAAAAATCCTCTACTTACATTCATTATTTATCCTTTCGTTTACTAGATTTACATTTTAATTTGTGGTGGTCGTGCAAGGATCTTAAAATATTAACCCATTGATCCTCACTCATCAGCTGAAACTCTGTCCTAGAGCTACGTATACGCTTGATGCGGAACGTTAGGCTACTCGGTGTCAATTCCTTATAGAATACTAAAAAGCAGGGTATATTTAGGCGACTAGCGATGATCTTTGAGAGGGTTGTACTCTTAAATTGCTGACCCTTGTCATAACAAGTCTCAATTATAGCAAGAGGCTCATAACAATAGGCGCAACATTCAACAGAATCAACATCAATATAGCTTATACCATTATACTTCCTATGCCAATCAGAATATAATCCATTACTAAAAGCATATACATTTCTAGCCATAGTTATTTATTTTTTAATAATAATATTTCGTTTTCTTTCTGTTCAATCTCTAATTCTAAAGACTTAATAATACTAGCTTGTTTTTCTATAAATCTTTTGTGCCTTTTAATTTCATTCTTACATTCTTTTAACTTATCATTGCATTCAATCTCATCAAAGATACCTGTGTAAGTCATATCATTTCTCGTAAAATATTTTTTTAACTACTGATCTAGGATAAGCCGTGATGTTTCCAACAGATAACTTTCCATTCTCATCAAAAGAAAATGACGCAAAAATTTTAACAACTTTACTATCCTTTGAATAGAGGTAGCCAACATCTTCACACCAACTATAACTAAAATTATCTACATCAGATAGATCATCATACCATTGGCTAGAGGTGCAAATATCCACCCAAACTATACGAACTTTCTTATATGGTAATTTATATTGTGGTTTTTCTTTCATTTTACTTCCGTTATATACATAAAATAAGCATTGACAATAGCTAAAAACATCACTATTACCAATAAAAAAACATGGAAAAAAACAAAATAGAAAAAGCATTCTCGATATTTAATGGTGGTGAAGGATTAGATCATTGGTCTTACTCATCAACATCAACACCCTTTGCAAAAAATATTATTGGCTACACTTTTCCTCAAGAAGTTAGAAGGAAGTTTCCATTTAGATACAAAGCAAACTTTGGCAACTTGGTTAACAATGTGGTCCAAAGAATGTTAGCAGATGTAATTTATAAAACTAAAACAATTAAAGAAACAGAATGGGATCGAGATATAAAAGTTTGTTTTGATAATGAATTAAAAATTATAAATGAGAACCCACCTGTTGATGCAAAAGATAAGTACGGCAGAGAAGCGATGATTAGATTTGCTATGGATTGTATTCCTATCACAAAGAAAGTTGTTAAAGAAATAGTGCGCAATGAAAAATTAGTTTGCGAAAGATATGTTGAGCTAAAAGAATTTGATATGATCAAACATATTCTGGGTCGTATTGATTATGAAACTAAAACAAAATTTATAGAACTAAAAACGAAGCCACCTAATTTAAAAAAGATTAAAGGTAAAGATGAATGGAACATGGTAAGTCAAGATCTACCAACTGAACCTACGATTGAAAATCTTACACAGACTTCGTTCTACTACATGGCAACAAAAAAAATACCACACTTGGTATATGTTAATGACAAAGATTATATTATCTTTGATCAAAGCCATGAGTTGATGAAGGAAGATCATCTAAAGCATCTTTATTATCTTATGATAGATAAAATTCTAACATGGGAAAAAATGATTATGTTTGCTGAAGGTAATATCAATAGGTTAGCCAACATGATAGAGCCACCAGATCTTAATCATTTCTTTTACTATAAAGATTTAGCAGATGAACAAGTACAACTAATCAATAAACTATGGGGTATTAAAATATGACAGATAACAACATGAATATATGGGATAAGTTAAGTAAAACAAATCCAGATCATACAAAAAAAGTACCAAGTAGCTATGGTAAACAAATAACAACCATTGATGCTATGCAACAAATAAAAAATATGACCGAAGCCTTTGGTCCAGTGGGTAAAGGTTGGTCGTATCAAGTAAAGTATAATCACACAGACAAAATAGTTTTTGCTGAAGTATCTATCCAATATTTTATGGATAATAAATGGTATGGCTATGGTCCAGTGTGTTCTTTAGCACCACTAGGTAAAAAGAATGGTGGGTTAGATGATGAAGCACCAAAGAAAGCGATGACCGATGCGTTAACAAAAGCATTTAGTCATCTAGGTTTAAATGCAGATGTCTTTCTAGGTAAGTTCGACAACAATAAGTATGTTGAAGAACTAAAAAAAGAATTTGCACAAAAAAGTTCGGTGGTTCAGTTCCCACAAAAACAAAATTCTGCGGAGCAATCTGCAGAACCTACCTACCTTGATGATGAGGTAGATGTAGAGAAGATCATTAACAGGATCAAACAAACTAAAACTGATAAACAATTTCAATCAGTTAAGAGTCAAGTAAGATCAGTTGTTAATTATCTTAAAACTAATAACTTCAAAGCCTACGAACAGATCAGAGATGTAAGTCGTGAGCATGAAGTCAACCTAAACAATAATCAACGAGAGTTGATATAACCAAGGAGTAAATATGTCTGAACAATCAGAAAAAATATACATTAACTTAACCAAGAATAAAGATTGGAAGTCTCCAGCAGATAAACTTCCTGTCTATGTTGGTCCAAAAAATATGAAGCATCCAGATAAGAACTGGACCATTGGAGTTAACATAAATGGTAAGTGGTATAACCAAGCTGCGTTCCCATCTAAAGATCAAGATGGTAATGTCAAGGAAGGTGAGCTGACAGTAATTTTAACACCAAGCGGAGCAGGTAAAAATAGCTTTGCAAAAGCAAACGATGGTGCTAATAACGAATATACCTTTTAATTTTAGCTAAAGGGTATCAAGCAGGGTGGGGTTTTTTTCCCTTTCTCGTTTTCCCCACCTTGCTTAAAAAAAGGATTTAACATGGCAGATAATATAAAAGAACCACAACACTACATAGCAAATAAGATTGAACCTATTAACTTTATAATTCAAAATGAATTTGATTTTTGTGAAGGCAATGTAATTAAATATATTTCCAGATACAAAAGAAAAAATGGTATTGAAGATCTTAAAAAAGCTAAACAGTATATAGATTTTTTGATCAAAAAAGAAGTTGAAAAATCTAAAAAAGTATGACAAAATTTAAAAGAATTATTAATGGTGAGTGTCATTTTACAATGATCGAAACCTTTGATGATGTAAAGAAAGCTGCAAACAACTCGAATAGAGGAGAGTTTGTAGAATGTAAGATTGATAATTTAAGATTCGATTTTACAAGAGTAACAAAGGAGCATAATGGAAAAGACCAAAGTGCGTCTGCAGAAGTTGATGGATCAACAGAGAAAAAAATCTGAACAATACATCCAAACACTTCAGAAAGTTAACAAGTTGAAAGCAGAAAGTTATAGCTTACACATTAAAGTTAACGAATGCAGAGAACAGTTAATGGCAAAATAGTTATTAACTTAACAGTTGAAAAAAAAGAAAGAAAAAACGTAGGGGATCTATGACCATAAATGTAAGTCAACATTACAATAAGCACATAAAAAAACTAAATCAGAATCACTTTATCTATAAAGTTAAGAAAGCATTTTACCTTCTTACGAGCCAAGAAGAAAGATTATATGAGGTAGGGTTCTCGGAAGGATTTCTGTACGCAGCAGAACTAATGCAAAAAAAACCTATACTTGATAGTAATGATAAGAAACAAATTAATATCAAATATAAAAAAGCAAACATAGAAGTTGTTTCTAAACTTGTAGATAAAGTGTGTGAAAGATACACCATTAGTAAGCATGATGTATTTAGTAAAGGTAGAACTACGGATGTAGTTAGAGCAAGAAGTATTGTCTATAATCTTTTAAATGAAGAATACAATGTAAGTATATCTTCAATGGCTAGAGTATTTAATCAAGATCATACAACAGTAATTAACTCTCTTAAAAATAAAAAAGAAAAGAGAAGATACTGGAATCAGGGTAATACTATTTGGGATGAGTTTGAAGAGTTAAGAAGAATTACTTTTTAAATCCAGACTTCATATTTTTATAAGCCTTTGAAGATATAGTAGATTTCTTTTTACTTCTTGAAGTACCAGCTTTTTTTCTTTTGTTTATATTATAGTACAAACCTTTTTTAGCTGTCTTACCAGTAGCTGTTTTGTGATAACCTTTTTTCATTGGTGTTCTCCTGTTGTTGTTTTACTTTTAACTCACAATAGTTGTCAAAGCAAGAACCATCTTTACCATCATGGCAAAAGTATTGTTTCTTTGCTGTGATAATCCAACCACCTTCATCACTCATTAATTGTCTGTTGCATTCTTGACAATAACCACAGATTAATGATTGTATTTTTTTTTTCTTCCAACCTTTTTTTTTCATTAACAGTTCCAAGCTCTTAATGCTTTATTAATTCTACTGTTAGGATTTCTTGCAGTTTTAGCTGAAGTAAGTTTCTTCTTCATGCCTTTCATTCTCGCACAAAAACTAGCTCTTCGTTTGTTGCCTACTTTTTTACTTGGTGCTTTTAAATTTCCACCAGTAGCTCTGTTGTATGATCTTCTACCTTTAGCATTCAATCCACCTTTAGGATTCTTTCCTGCTTTTCTCTGCCATGCTGCTGTCTTTGCCATAGTTTATTCTAATATTAATTTTTTAATTGATTTACTTCCGTCAATGTTTTCTTCTAATTCTGCTTTAGATTTTATACATTGATACTCAACATTATCATCTATCTTTCTTGATGCAACCCTCTTACCTTTCAAGCATTCACTCATAGATACTTGTATTCTATGTTCTTTGATCTCGTTATTTACTATCATCAACAATGCTACTACACTTTCTAACATTAGTGACCACTACCATTTCTAATTAATTTTTCTACATCTTCTTGTAGTTTTTTTACTTGTTCTTTAAGAAATTCTATATTAACTTTGTTAGTCATATTTTGTTCTTGTGTTTCAATTAATTTTTCTACATCTTCAAACACTGATTCTAACAACATAAACTGTTCTTGATCAGTAGGTTTTTGTTCTGATTTTTTAAGTAGATCAGCTTGGAATAATTCTCTTGATGTCTCTAGTGATGTAAGTCTAGCGGTTACTTCTGTATATGCAAAGACACCCATAGCAACAGCAACAACAATACCAACCATATTTTTAATTGGCATAGCAACAGATGTGTTCTCACTTACTTTCATTTTTTTATTTCATTCTCAAAAGTTATATCAGTTCCATGATCTTTTTCTTTTTGATATGTTCTTTTAGAATTTTTCTTTTTCTTTTTTGGTTTTATTGTGAACATATCATCTACCCAAGCGCACCACTTATCTAATGTTCCAAATATTAAATAACAAAATTTATCTATCATACTACCTACCTTGTCTATGATATTTCTTATAGCTTCTCTTCTCTGATTTGTTAAGTTTTTTTTTGTGCCTTCTGGGTCTTTTAGGTGGCTTATCTCTAGGTACAAAATGTACAAATTTAATACGAGCCATTATCTTTTCTTTTTATATTTCTTTTTCTTCCTCTTCTTACCTGTTTGTTGTGCAAGAAGTGTAGGTTTTTTTCTACTATATTGTGATACCATCATGGTAGGTGCTTGATTACTCATTACTTCCTCTTAATTAAATCTGTTGCTTTAAGACCATAGACACTTGCTATGACCCCTACAAAAATTGATTGATACCAAAATGGTAGGTTAGAAAAGTATTCAAAGAAGAGCTGCATCTTTTCCATGTGTTCTGGATTGTCTGACCATACCGCAAATCCTAACATTACGATTGGCACAGAAAGTAAAATTAAAATGAACTCGTCTTTCCAATCCGAGTTTCTACTCTCTAATAATTTACCTTGATACTCTGCCTCACCATTTGCCATCTTTTCTGCATGGTGCATTTGAGCATCTGCCATTAGCATTTTAGTTCTCTGTTTGTTTTTATATATATGACTACCAGCTTGTACTGCTAGTTTTATAGCACTTAACCACATTATATTACATCCTTTGCCTTACCTAATATTGGCTTGTATTTTGTTTTACCTTCAGATCTATAAGCATGAAGGAATTGTTTTCTTGGTTTATCAGATATACTACAATGTACCCATCCAGAGTTAGGTTCTCCAGAAGTATAGTATTCTAAAATTAATTGATCCCATTCTAAATTTTTATGAATCCAATCTACAAGCTCTGCGTTATCAACTCCAATACATTCGAAGTCTGCGGCTTCAGCTTTTGCGTGTTGACTATTAGCTGAACTACCAATGGCTTCGCAAAGAAGTGGAGATCTAAATCCAGAAGTTACCTTAACTCTACCGAAGTGATCTCTAACTGGTTGTAATATTTTTTCACAAAGTTCTTTTAGTTTTTCTATTTGATCTGCATTAGGATTGTTATCAATACCTTTACGTATTGCAGTATCTGATTTAATTAATTCTTGTAGTGTAAAGTTTCTTGAAAGTTTCATTCGTATATTATCCTCACATTAAGTTTCTTTTGTTCTTTAGTTCTTCCTCTATTAATAAAAGATCCTTTCCTGTTTCTTTTATATCCGTCAGCAGGGATAGTTTTTGAATCATTCTTTCTATAATTTTTAGCTTTAACATCATAGGCAGTATACTCACCTGTAGACATATTTAAAGTAACAATATCTACTGGACCAAGACCACCAATAGGGGTAAATACAATAATATTAGGATCTTTTGCAAGTCTTAATTGAGCTTGAAGTTCTGTAGTTAAACCAACTACAGCAGATTTTCTTCTGTTAGCCATTATATTTAATAAAGCCTATCAATGATGCTATTGCACCACCAATGAGTAATAAAACTCTGAAGCCACCCTTGCTTTTATTTACATCAGCTCTTATTTCTTTTATATCTTTTCTCATTTCATCAATAGCTTTGAATAAAGTTTTCATTCTTTCAGCGCAAACCTTTTCATGATAAGATATACGAATAGAGTTATTATCTTCTATAGCAGACTTGAATGATTTCTTTTTAACTGATCTCATCTTGTCTCTCCAAGCAACCAAACTTAATATAAAGTTTTTCTTGATTAACTAATTTATGATCTAGTTCTTTTAATTTTGATCCAGCAATACTATAACCACCAACACCACAATCATAAAATGTATCAAATTGTATTGATGCTTTTTTTGGAGTTTCGCAAGTTCCTGATAATGCAGAGCATAACTGTAGTATCAGAATAAACTTCATTGTTAGATATTAAATGCGTCTTTAACTTCGTCTAGTGTTAGACCCAAATCTTGTAGTTTAGTTTTAGCAGATTCTATTCTAGCTTTCTTGGCATCTTCTGCATCTTGTCTAGCTTGTGCGTCTATTACAGCTTGTGCTTCTTCAGCATCTCTAGCTGCTTCTTCTTCTGCTGTAAAAGGAACTATGTTCCCATTTATATTGTGATGTCTTGCCATATCTTTTTATACTCCATTGTTAATTGTTAAGCAATACCATAAAGGCAAATATCTCCAGCATCTATGTTTCCAGATGACATCTTAAATTGAATAGCATCTACTGCACTTGTTGTGTTTCCATATCCAGCTACAAGGCTATCTCTAGTTGAGTTATTAAAAATGTATTCATTATTTCTTGCTATAAAATTTTTAACAAATGTAGTACTACTAGGATTGAATAAATGTAAAGTTCCACTTGATGATTCATCATTTCCATTTCCTAAAAATCCAGTTAAAACTTGAAAATTTGTACTTTGTGCTAAATCATCTCCAGTTTGATAAGCAAGAGATGCTGTACTATTATCTTCTGAATGAAAACCTCTAAAATAAGTAGTAGTTTTTGTGACATTATAATTTGATCCAGTATCTATACTCATATTAAAACTAAATTGTGCTGTATCAGTTGCTGGGTGAATATTATTAAATGTAAATACATATTCCTTATAAGTATCATCTAGCACCACACCATCAGAGCCATCAACAAAAGATAAAGTTGCAGAACTAGAAGCTGTTAGCTTTTTAATAAATGTCATACTGCCTAAACTTGATATAGAACCAAAAGCAGTTGCGTCTTTTACAGCTTGATTGTTTAATTTTACAATACTCATTAACTATCCTTTATTCCATATAGTTTTATTGTGCCAGAATCTATGTTGCCAGATGACATCTTAAACTGAATTGCATTAACAGCAGAGGTTGTGTTTCCATATCCAGCTACATAAGGATTTATACTATAATTTCCCTCATAATAATTATTATTTTTAGATGTAAAATGTTTAACAAAAGTTGTAGAACTAGGATTAAATAAATGTAAATCTCCTGATATAGATTCATCATTTCCATTTCCAATTCCATAACCTAATATTTGAAAAGCAGTTGATTGTGCTAAATCATTACCAGTTGAATATTGTAAAGTTGTAGATGAATCATCTTCACTATGCCATGCTTGAATAAAAGTAGTTGTTTTGGTTACATTATAATTAGAACCACTATCTACACTCATATTAAAAGTAAAACTAGCATTGTTAGTTGCTGGGTGGCAATTTATAAACTTAAATACATAAATAGGATATGTGCTATCCAAGACTACTCCATCAGTTCCATGTACGAATGACAATGTTGCTGAACTACTAGCAGTTAAAGTTTTAATAGGTACTAGGCTTCCTGTTGCTAATCCTGTAGAGGTTACAGCACTTATGCTATTGTTGTTGTATTTAACTAAT